ACGGTTCCGCTAACATGCTGTTTGTTGATGGCGGCAATGATGCTGTCGGAATTAACACTAACAGCCCTCACACTACGTCAAAACTGCACGTTTTTGAAAGTTCAAGAAACGGTGGATACGCAATTAACACAAGCTATGATACTTTTATTGTAGAGGGGGAAACCCATGTAGGACTTAGTATCTGTGGTGGTTCAAATAATTCCGGCAGTGCTGCAATAGCTTTTCCTAATGGCTCTTCATCCATTGATGGCCTGATAAATTATGAACACGCTGCTCGTTCTTTACAATTTTATTCTGGCGGCAGTGAGAGGGCTAGGTTTAGTTCGTCAGGCACACTTGGGATTGGTAAAACCCCAAACAGCAGTCTAGGAACCGTTGGCACAGAAATACATCAAGATGGCACTGTATTGATGAGTAGAAGTTCTGAGACTCCTCTTTTTCTAAGTAGAAGCGATGACGGTGCTATTGTTAAATTTTTTAGGGGTACTGCACAAAAGGGTGATATTTCAGTTAATGGTTCAAGCACAGCGTACAACACATCCTCTGACTATCGATTGAAAGAAAACATAGACTATAGTTGGGATGCAACAAGTCGTTTGAAGCAACTAAAACCAGCCAGATTTAACTTTATTTCTGATCCAAA